GCAAATTATTCACCGACGTTTGTTTGGAGCAGTTCAAGCTTTTAGACTAGTAATAGGCTATGAAGTTGGTTCCGCTCTTGGACTTGATATGCATGGACCAGATGCGTCCCGACTAATTCATTTTTTGGGAGCCACAGGAAGAAAGTGGTTACCAGAAGACTTTGCAGAATGGGACGGAAACGTGGACTCTAATGACATCGGAGATCACTTCGAAATAGAAATTGAGTTTTTGAAGCTTCACGAGGAGGACAAGGTCAACGAACAACGACGAAGAACAAGAGTAGATGCTTTTTTGGACAGGATTCAAATTGTTGACAATTGTGTTTACCGTGCAGTACAAGGAGTACCCTCTGGAGACGGAGGCACCTCTGATGTAAATACCGGTACACATGATTTGCTTAACGACGCGAATTGGATTGAACTACATCTTGCGGCTGGCGAGCCGGAAAAAGCAACCTGTGAAGTCAAAGACGAAGAAAGCCATGAAGTGGCAGTTGGCGACGACGGAGGAGGAACCGTTTCTGATGAGTGTTGTGCTGTTTACAACATGATTAATCGTACTACTATCTTCAAACATTACGGTTATCAATGCACTCCACCAACTAAAGACGGAACCGAGCAACACCTACCCTGGGTTGACATTAAGGATTTCCAATTCCTGAAATGTCATTTTGAACAGGACCCAGAATACCGGATGATTTGGCACATGAAAATGGCACCGAAGGTAATCCGAGAGTTGACTAATTGGGTGACAATTCATGGCGACAGCCACGAACTGTTTTACTCTAATATGGATGACGCTCTCCGATTTTCCTTCCATCATGGAAAGGAATTCTACAACGACTATCGCAACAAAGTCAATAAAGTTTTGCGGGAGGATTATGCGCCCTTACTTACAATGCGCTACACCGACCATCGGGCCGAGTTTCTAGAACAATTTGACAAAATAGTTCTTAGAGACGAGGCAAGTGAGGGGGACGAGCTAGCGTAGCTCATCTGCCTTGCGTTAACTGGAAACAAATAGACCACGACTGGACTCATCGAATACAGGATTATGGAACGGAAACCCCGAAACATTTACCCCCTTACTATCTATGTAGTCGTTGATTTTAGGCCTAGGATGTGGAAATTTAGGATAATTTGCCTTTATAGAAACTCCCCTATACCGCCGAAGAATTGACTTATTTAAGGAATTGGACTGACATCTATCTTCTACTAGTTATTAACAATAAACAACAACAACGAAAATCTACTATCTGCACCCAGCCGGAAGAGTCACCCCGGCGCTCATTGGATTTCATTTAGTTAATTAAGATTCAAAAAAAAAAAAAAAAAAACGAGATCGGAAGAGCACACGACAGAA